GCAGCCCCGACAATGGAGAAGTTTGGGGTCAAGACCTATCAGGATCGTCAGGAGTATGTCTACCCTAGCGGGGGAATTAAGGTCCGTAACCTGCAAGAGAAAGGCTTCTACGCTAAGAACGGGTTCAAAGGGGATGAACTGTTCGGTATGAACCTCTTCCCTGCTGGTAGTGCCAAGAAGGTTACTGTCACTGAGGGGGAGCTTGATGCCCTCTCGGTCTATCAGATGATGGACCATCGCTACATTAACCCTGTTGTGTCGTTGCCCTCAGCTACTCCCTCCAAGAAGCTCTGGGAGAAGTGTTCTGAATGGCTCAATAGCTTTGACCAGATCGTCATCTCTGTCGATAAGGATGAGGCTGGAGACGCTGTAGCTAGTCGTATGGCTAAGATGTTCCCTAACAAGGTCTACCGGGTAGATCATGGGTCATACAAGGATGCTAACGACTTCCTACAGGCTGGTAAGGCTAAGGAGTTCATGTCAGCTTGGTGGGGCGCACAGAAGTATGTCCCTGAGAATGTCCTGAATACCTCAGAGCAGTTCTTGTCGCTGTATCGTGACACACCTGAGCATCAGTATGTTGAGACGGGTATCCAAGGACTAGACGACAAGATCTTGGGTCTCATGCAGGGGCACTTCACGGTCATCAAGGCACCTACAGGGATTGGCAAGACTGAGGTTATGCGGTATCTGGAATACAACATGATCCAGAAGGGTGTCCCTATCGCTGCATGGCACTTGGAAGAGACTAAGCTCCGTAGTCTGTTGGGTCTCGTTAGTTACCACTTGAAAGATAATGTAACACGACGTGATCTGATTGATGAGAAGGGTGTAGGAGACCTTGTTATCGAGGCTATCAAGGACCTGACTAAAGAGGAGTTGTTCTACCAGTTCTATCTGTCTGATGGTCAAGGTGCTGATGAGTTGATCGACCAGATCAGGTTCTTTAGTCAGGCTTGTGGCTGTAAGTTCGTGTTCTTTGAGCCTATCCAAGATGTGGTTGCTGGTACCTCAGAAGAAAGCAAAGAGGCTATGCTGGCTGACTTGTCTATCCGTCTATCTAAACTAGCTGCTGAGTTGAATGTGGGGATTGTTACCATTGCTCATACTAACGAGAATGGCGACATGAAGTATTGCAAGATGATTGGTCAACGGGCTAGTGTCATCATTAGTCTGAGCCGAGACAAGGAGTCTGATGACTTCGAGGAACGCAACACGACATACCTTCGGGTAGAGAAGAACCGCCCATGTTCAGAAGAGGGTTCTGCTGGACGTATGCGGTTTAACTCTGAGACGTTTACATTGCGAGAGGTGGTATGACTATGGAACCTATTACAGAAGTTTTTTATCAGCTTCGAGGGCAGTATTATCTGGGGGATGGTATTTACCTTTGGGAGGATGTAGACGCTCAATGTGACACCTTGGAAGGATGCTTGCGGTGCAAAGATTATGCTATGACGCATAGCCCAGAATATGTTGACTTCATGGTGGAGCACAGGGTAGTTGTTACCACACTAATTATGGCACCCGAGAACGATATTGAGAGCGATTTAGATAGATGACGGGGACAAAAGTTTGCACCAAATGTGGACAAAATAAGTTACTAGCGGAGTTTCATAACCAGTCCGACAAAAAGGATGGCAAAAGGAGCCAGTGTAAACTTTGCACAAACAAACGTAACTTGGAAAAGTATCATTCCTGTAATGATACAAAAAGGTCTCATCATATGGCCTCTCGTAAGCACTCCTTGTGGAAAAATTATGGCATTACCCTAGAGGATTATGGTGCCATGCTTTTGTCTCAAAAAGGTCGTTGCGCCATCTGTTACAGCGATAAACCTTGGGGGTTTGGGAGTAAACCAAAGCGATCTAGAGAGTTCTTTTCTGTTGACCATGACCATACAACAGACGAAGTTAGGGGATTACTTTGCCAACCTTGCAACATAGGTCTTGGTAGCTTTAGGGACAATCCTGACCACTTGCGAATGGCTATCAAATATCTGGAGGGAGAGTGAAACAACTAGTTTGGGACATAGAAACGAATGGTCTCCTAGATGAACTTGACCGTATCCATGTCATCGCATGGCAAGAGGTTGGGTCATCTGAGGTCCATCATACCGGTGATTACGACAAGATGCGTGAGGTTATCCTGTCTGCTGATGTTCTGATCGCCCACAATCAAATCCTCTTCGACATCCCGGCAGTCGAGAAGGTCTTGGGTATCAAGGTCAAGGCACGTTTGGTAGATACTCTGGCCCTGTCTTGGTATGTTAACCACCACAGGACTAAGCATGGCCTTGAGGGCTACGGAGAGGACTATGGAGTGCCCAAGCCTGTCATCAAGGACTGGGACAGCCTGACCTACGAGGAGTACGCTCACCGCTGCTCTGAGGATGTGAAGATTAATTACAGACTGTGGACTGACCTTAAGATGAAACTGAAGAGGTTATACGGATGAAACTTTTGGTTGCGTGTGAATACTCCGGTATCGTAAGGGATGCTTTCTTGAAGCGCGGACATGATGCTATGTCCTGCGACATCTTGGAGACTGAATCCCCTGGCCCCCACTACAAGGGCGATGTTAGGGATGTATTAGACGGTTCGTGGGATATGGTAATTGCTCATCCCCCGTGCACCTATCTAGCCAACAGTGGCAGTCGCTGGTTGTATGAGAAACCGGGACGGTGGGAGCAAATGCGCGAGGGTGCTGAGTTTTTCAAACTTTTCTTAGGTTCTGCCCCTAAAGTGGCGATAGAAAACCCCACTATACACGGCCACGCTAAAACTATCATCGGTCGTCCTGCGGACCAAAAAGTTCAACCTTGGCAGTTTGGGCACCTGGAGTCCAAGGGTATCTGCCTTTGGCTAGAGAATCTCCCTAAATTGCGACCCACAAACAATGTCTATGACGAGATGATGAAACTCTCTTCTAAGGAGCGCAACAGAGTTTGGTGGATGGGGAGCGGAAAGGCAAAAGAAAGAAGTAGGTTCTTTGAGGGGGTTGCAGAAGCTATGGCATCTCAATGGGGGTAACTAAATGTCTGCGGACCTAAGTGAAGAAGCATGGCGTCTCATTGATTATCTGTCGTTCAAGATGGACTGTATCCGTGAGCAGGAAGCCCTTGGCTGGAAATTAGACGTAGAGCGAGCACAAGAGGCATACGACGAGATCATGCGTCTCAAGCAGGAGAAGGAGGAACAACTAGCTGATGCCATGCCTAGGCGTGTCCTGACGGCTGTGAAGACCCGTCCCAAGGTAATGCACAAGAAGGATGGGTCTCTGTCTTCTCATGGGGAGCGTTGGGTAGAACTGTGCAAAGAACACAAGATGCCCGAGACGACCCAGAGCCTGACTGTAGTGACTGGTGAAGAGAAGGCTAACCCTAACTCTGTGGATCAGGTTAAACAGTGGCTGTTCGGGTTGGGGTGGAAGCCTAAGACCTTCAAGTTCATCCGAGACAGCAAGACTGGGCAAGAGCGTATGGTTGAGCAGGTCCGTAAAGATGGAGAGTTGTGTGAAAGTGTTCTTGATCTTGTTCCTATGGACCCTGCTGTGGAGCTTCTTGACGGTCTTACTGTCCTATCTCATCGGGCAGGTATTCTGAAGGGCTTCCTTGAGAGCCACAAGGACGGATGGCTGAAGGCTGAGGTAGCTGGTCTTACCAATACGCTCAGGTTCAAGCATAGGAAGCCTCTGGTGAACCTTCCGGGGGTTGATAAGCCCTATGGTGATGTCATCCGTGGGGTGCTTACCTGCCCGGATGGATATGCCCTCTGTGGCTCTGACATGACCTCTCTGGAGGACACGACTAAACGACACTACATGAAGCCTCTCGACCCTGACTATGTGGAAGAGATGTCTCGTGAAGGGTTCGATCCACACCTCGACCTTGCCAAGTTCGCAGGGGATATCACACAGGAGGAAATTGATGCCTACAACAATGGTGAACGTCCAGATATCAAACATCTGCGGAAAGCATATAAGGTGGTCAATTACAGCGCAACCTACGGGGTGGGGGCAGCCAAGCTCGCAAGGGAAACTGGTAAGTCAGAGCGAGAAGCTAAAGCCCTCCTTGAAGCCTTCTGGCAGCGTAACTGGTCTGTCGATAAAGTTGCTAAAGGGCTTCGTGTCCGTGAAGTCAACGGAGGTATGTGGCTCTTGAACCCTGTCAGTGGCTTCTGGATCAGTCTCCGTAGTGACAAGGACAGGTTCTCTAGTCTCAACCAAAGCACTGGTGTCTTCTGCTTTGATAGTTGGGTTGCTGTCTGTCGTAAGAATGGCATCAAGACTATCGGCCAGTTCCATGACGAGGTGATTGCCTTGGTAGAGAAGGGGAAGGAACAGGAGACCCAAGATGTGATGAAGAAGGCTGTCCAGAAGGTGAACGACAAGTTGCAACTCAATGTTCCCTTGGGCTGTGATGTGCAGTTCGGACAGACGTACGCAGAGATCCACTAAGATTTTTTCTGTGGTTTGCTTGCAGACTCACGAAAAATGGTCTTATACTATTATACAGTCTGCTGAAAGGACTAACAACATGAAACCGGAACAAGGAGCGAAGCGCCGTGGCTAAGTATACGATGGATATGGTCTTGGAATACGCCAAGGTCTTCCCTGAGAACGCTGACATGGGCGACCCCGATGGTGCTCAGTGGCAAAAAGACCTCGCTAATAAGGGCGGTCAGTATCTTGTGAATGCCTACTTCACCGACCAAGAACAGATCGACCAACTTGTTGCTGATGGTCTCCAGACGGTCATCCTTGGGAACCCTCGCATCATCGAAGGTAATGCTGAGTATGGTATCGGTAAATACCTCAAGCTGAAGCGTCCTGTCCCCGATGTAATCAAGACCTTCGAGAACAAGGGCAAGGAGGTTGAAGTCAACTACGGTGGTGCCCCCGGTGTGGTTGATCTCCGAGACCCTGAGAATAAGCGGTGGTGGTCTTACGAGGAAGATGGTGCCCTCGGTAATGGAACTAAGGCTAAGGTTCAGTTTGAAGTCTATAGCCGAGGTGCTGGTGTCCGTCTGATTAACGTTGGTGTCACTGAACTTGTGGAATACGTCCCCCAATCCAACGAAGACGACGAACTGTTTAAGGTGGCATAATGAAGAACCTCCTGCTGACGATGCTGTCTCTAGCATTCTTGGCTACCTTCACGGCACTAGGTATTCTCCTAGTCATTGACCTAGCTGGCTATGCCTACCTTTGGCAATCTAATTAACTGGAAGTGAGAGAGCGACAGATGCGAGTAACTGTAATCTATGAGCAAGACCTGAATGAGGATGGTGTCGATTGCCTCGTCACTTATTCTCAAAGTGGTGTTGAATGCCTTCGTGACCTAGCTTGGGTCTTTGCTGAGGCAGCACGAGCAGGTGGATACACCTACGTTGATACGGTAAAGGTCACTACTGAACACGGTCACGAGTTCGAGAGTCCCTACTGATGTTAGACAATGGGAAGGTGCTGGTTGACGGTGATATCGTAGCGTACAGGGCAGCCTTCTCAACTCAAGACATGTTCCCCCGAGATGCTGAAAGTAAGGTTGATGATCTTATGGAGCACATCTTGGGGGAGACATTGATGTTCCCTGACCCTAGCGACTATCAGGTATTTCTTACTGGGTCAGGTAATTTCAGGTATGACATTGCAAAGTCGTTCCCTTACAAGGGTAACAGAAGTGGGGTAGAGAAACCTATCCACCTTCCTGTCACTAGGGAACGGCTAGTAAATAAGTGGGGTGCCATTGTAAGCGAGGGAGAAGAAGCGGACGATCTTATAGCTATCGCAGCTACCAAGCATGGTCCGGGGTCTATTGTGGCCTCTATCGACAAAGATATGCTTCAGATCCCTTGCAGGCACTTTAACTTTGCTACTAATGTGTGGACTACCGTCTCTGAGTTTGAGGGCCTACGCTTCTTCTACAAACAGATCCTGACTGGGGATAGGGCTGACAATATCATTGGTCTGTATCGAGTTGGTCCAGTCAAGGCTGAGAAACTGCTACAAGACTGCAAGACTGAGCGAGACCTCTGGGATGTTGTCGTTAAGGCATACGACAAGGATACAGAGCGTGTAATCGAGAATGCTAGGCTGTTGTGGCTTAGGCGTAAGGAAGGAGAGATATGGTGCCCTCCAACCCCTAAGGACGAGGAGCGTTAGCGACGTGGGA